TTAAATCAGACATGGTAGATAAACCAAAAGGACTACCAAAAGGTGATCCAACTCAACTAACATTATTTAACAAAGGTGGAGGAGTCTCAATGTTAAAACCAGATTATATAGACATAGACGGTGACGGTAACAAAACCGAGCCAATGAAAACAGCAGCCAAACAAAGAGATGGTATGGCTATAGGTGGTATATCTAAAACTCTTGGCTCTGCTGCTACAAAAGCAATTTCTAAACTAACAGGTAAAGGTTCTAAACCTAAAGTTAGTCAAACAGAATTAGAAGATCAATTACGTGAATTACAGTCTGAAATGGATAAACTAATGGACCAACGTATGGATTCTCCTGAAGGTTTAACTGGGTCAAAACTTGATTATGCTGAAGAAGTAGAATTTTTAAGTGATGCTGTAGAAAAAGAATTAAGAAAAAATTATCCTGAAAGTAAAATTTTAAAAGACATTGAACTTAAAAGAGAAATAGATCAAGAAAATTTTGCAATGGATGGACCTAAATTACCTTTTGCGAAAGGTGGTGATATAGACAATCAAATGTCTATGTTAATGCGAAAAGAACCTAAAGAGGACATGCTTCCAGACGATGAGATGGAAGATGAATACTTAGATTTTATTTTAGATGAAGCATTAGATAGCGAAGAAGAAGACTATCTAATGTCACAGTTACAAGACAACGAACAACTATCAATGATATTTGATAAAGTTATAGACGTTGCACAAGAATTTGCTGGGTCTGGTCCTGTTGAAGGTCCGGGTTCAGGAGTCTCTGACAGTATACCTGCAAGGTTATCTGATGGAGAATTTGTCTTTACTGCTAAAGCTGTAGACCAAATCGGAGCCGATAAACTAATGGCAATGATGAAGGATGCAGAAATGGAAGCAGATGATAGACAAGGTTTAGCTAATGGTGGTGAACCTGAAGAAGAAACTGTAGTCGTTAAAGGCGATGAACCTGTTAAACAGGAAATCAGAGTCATTAAAGACACGGTTGATTCTACTGGGAGAATGATAGCAGATGAAGATGAGATATCTAAAAATATTAAATCTAATATGATGCTTGACCCTAATCAGCAACACGTTAGAAGCTAAACAAACTTAACGGTAGGGCTACCTTATGTCATAAGCACCCTACTATTTTATAAACCGAAAGGCTACCTTTACATACAAGCCCTCTAGTCGACATAGAGCTACCTTGTGAACGAAGCCCCCGTAGGAGAAGAATATGACTACAGAAGTACAAGAGGAAAATGCCAATCCTTACAACATGAACAAATCATGGCATAAAGAAGACGAAATAGGTTTCCAAGATGCAAACGGAGTTTTTTTCGAAAAGCCCCAAGCAAGACAGGAAGCTGACATAGAAGAACCTGTAGAACAGGAAGCAACTAGGGATGAACCTTACAAGCGACCAGACTACAAGAAACGCTATGACGACTTGAAAAAGCATTATGACTCTAAGTTAAATGAATTTAAGTCTAGAGAACAAGAGTTACTAGAAGAAGCTGCTAATAGCAGACCAAGCTACGTTGCTCCTAAATCTCCAGAAGAACTTGAAAAGTTTAGAGAAGAGTATCCTGATGTCTACGAAGTTGTAGAAACTGTTTCTCATTTACAGTCCGAAGAGAAATCTAAAGACTTAAGAGAGAAACTAGAAAAACTACAAACTCGTGAGCAAGAACTACTTCGTAAAGATGCTGAAAAGCGATTGATGGATAAGCATCCTGATTTTGAAGATATTCGCAATAGTGATGATTTTCATGGTTGGGCTAAAGAGCAGCCTACGTCTATCCAAGATTGGGTATACAATAACGCTGACGATGCTGATCTAGCTTCAAGAGCTTTAGATTTGTTTAAGAAAGATATTGGTATGGATGTTGCACCGAAGAAGTCAAATTCTAAACAGTCCAAGAAATCTGCTGCTGATATGGTTTCCACTAAAACAACTAGTGTAGAACCAAAGCAAGAAAGAATTTGGACTGAAAGGGAAATTGCAAAAATGTCTATGGCTCAATTTGACAAGCATGAAGCTGAGATAAGTCAAGCCATGCAAGAAGGCAGGATTGCAAAATAATTAATTATTAACTAAAAACTTAGGAGAATATCAAATGGCTCAATATTTTGAACCCTCAACTGATACCAATGCTAACTTTGCAAACTCTGTAAGTGGACAAACTAATAGTTTCTTTTTACCTTCGGTTTACTCTAAAAAGGTTTTAAACTTTTTCAGAAAATCGTCTGTTATCGAAGCTATTACTAACACCGACTATGCCGGTGAGATCACTGCTTATGGAGACTCTGTAAAGATTATCAAAGAACCTGTTATCTCTGTGTCAGATTACACAAGAGGTAGCGATACTACTGCCACTAAACTAACAGACCAAGAAACATCTTTGGTTGTTGACAGTGCTAAAGCTTTTAAATTCATCGTAGATGATATTGAGAGCAAAATGTCACACGTCAACTTCAAAGAAGTAGCTTCAAGCTCTGCTGCATATGCATTGAAAGATTCATATGATGCTGCTATCTTAGCTGTTATGTTTGCTGGATTATCCGCTTCATCACCTAACCACGTTTTAGGTTCTGACAATGCTACTGATTTAGCTGCTGGAACTTTTGACGGTACAGGTAACCTAGACATCGGTTTTGATTCTAACGAACATGACCCTCTAGACCTTATGGGTAGAATGTCAAGACTACTAGACGAACAGAACGTACCTGAAGAAGGTCGTTGGTTTGTTGCAAGTCCTGATTTCTATGAAGTTCTAGGACAATCTAGTTCTAAATTGTTGTCAGTAGACTACAATGGTGGACAAGGCTCAATCAGAAATGGTTTAGTATCAAGTGGAAAACTACGTGGATTTAGTATGTATAAATCAAACAACATTGCTGCACCATCTAATGCTGCTGGTAAATGTTTGGCTGGACATATTTCATCTACAGCTACTGCTCAATCAATAACATCAACTGAGGTCCTTAGAGACCCTAGTTCTTTCGGTGATATTGTGAGAGGATTGCATGTCTATGGTGCGAAAGTACTCAGAGACGAAGCAATTGTAGGTGCTTTCTACGGTATTGACTAATACCAAACTTGGGGGAGTCTTAGGACTCCTCCTCTTTTTTTAACGCATAATTTTACTAAGAGGTAAATAACATGGCAATTGTAAATATAAGAGATACTGGACGTAACTCAGCAAGAACAACTGATGTTCGTGAGTTAGCGACTAAGGTCCAGAAACCTTCTGACACAGAAGCAATCACCGCAGCGAATACAATAACAGCAGCCGAATCAGGCACACGTTACGTTTTAAACGTAGCAGCAGCGAAAATTCAAACTCTTCCTACTCCAGCAGCAGGTTTAGAGTATTGGTTTTACGTTGGAGCAACAGAACCAACAGGTACTCATACAGTAGTAACAGCATCAAGTGCTAATATTATTGTGGGTAACGTATCTTCTCCGGAAGATGCAGCAGGTTCAGTCGCTACAGTTACTGATGCAGATACTATTTCGTTTGTAGCTAGTAAGGCAGTACATGGAGATTTTGTTCATGTATGGTCTGATGGTACAAACTGGTATCTAAATGGTCAGTGTAAAGTTCAAGACGGTATTACTACAACTCAAGCGGGTTAATAATACAGTCAACGGTATTGACGAAACAGTCACACGGGGGAGTTTTCGGACTCCTCCACTTTTAAAGGAAAAAACATGGAAGAAACATTAACAGGCAATCCAAAACCAAGTGGAAACATATCTGATTATAACTCTATCGAAGAGAAAGAAGAGATGTGTAAAGACATGGCAGGATACAACGAAAGTTTAACAGTGAATTATCAACAAGATAAAATCAGAACAATTGGGGAAAAAAAGTAATGTACAAAAAACAAATGATGCCTAAAACTAAAATGAAACCTAGAACTAAGAAAGTTTACGGTGGTGGGATGTCAAGAAAAAAAGCTAACAAAGGCAGACTAATGTACGGTGCAGGTGGAGAATCTGTAATGCCAACAGCAAAGCCTAACTAAGAATGAAAGGCGTACCACATTATAAAAGAGATGGAACTGAACACAAAGGCACTTCCCATAAAATGCCTAACGGAGATTTACATACAAATAAATCTCACACTAAAACAAGTGTAAAGCTATTTCACTTTAAAGATTTAAGTAAAAAAGCTAAACTAAAAGCTAAAGGTAAGTAATGGCAACAACATATTTAGATTTAACTAACGAAGTACTAAGAGAACTCAATGAGATACCTCTTACGTCTGCAAACTTTACAAGTGCTGTAGGACTTCAGCAGTTTACTAAGGACGCCATTAACAAGTCTATATTCGATATAGCAAATGAAGAACCACAGTTACCATTTTTTGCAGTAGGCGAAAGTGGTGGAACTGACCCGTTCTATGGAAACGTGACGGTGGCTACAGTGGCTGGTACTAGGTGGTACGAGTTAAAAGCTAGTAGCTCAAGCGTTCAAGACGATTACGCTTCGATAGACTGGGATGATTTTTATTTAACCACCATTAACGTGAGTGGTGAATCAGCTCCTTTTGTCTCAAGAGGACTACAGTTTTTAAACTTAGCTGATTGGAAAAGATATTACAGAGACAACGAGAACATAGACGATGCAGATTCACAGGCTTATGGTGAGCCTTGCAGAGTTATTAAATCACCAGATGGCAGGAAGTTTGGTTTAAGTCCAATTCCTGATAAAGTTTACAACGTACACTTCTATGCGTTTGAAAAGCCTACAAAGCTTTCAGCACACGGAGATACAGTTGTATTCCCAGAACAATACACGAATGTTATAACTGCTAAAAGCAGATACTATGTATGGCAGTTTAAAGAATCTCCACAACAAGCAGCGTTTGCTATGGACGATTACAAGAAAGCATTGAGGAGCATGAAATCTAATTTGATTAATCCTACTCCTCGTACTATGACAGACGATAGAAAATACTTTTAATTTATGGCAGCATCACAACCTTATACAGTTGCATGTGCCGGTGGTTTAGTTAAAGCAACCAATCAAATTGATTTGCTTAAGACTCCCGGTGTAGCTACAGACTTAAGAAACTTTGAAGTTTCTATTGAGGGTGGCTACAGACGTATTAGTGGCTACAGTAGATTAGGAGCTGGTAGTGCTGCACAAGTAAGTGGAAGTACAGATACAATTCATGGGGTAATACCTTATGGAGATGGTGTTATAGCTTGTGCATCGACAGGAATATTTTTTAGTCAAGATGGTACAAGTTGGTTAAACGTAAGTAGAAGTTCAGTAGATGCTAGTGGAGATAATCATACAGCCTTTACAGGTCGTAGTACACTTACTAGAACAGGACAAGGCAAAATTAGCTTTTCATTGTTTGAAGGTGCTACGTTTGATTATGGTTTATTAATTATATGTGATGGAGCAAACAAACCCTACTTTTTTAGAATGGAGGGTACTGGTGCTAACATCAATACAAGAACATTCTTTAGTGGTGAGATAACTGTAACAGGTACAAAGTTTGCAACACACTCTGAAATACACGATAAACATTTAGTTGTAGCAGGTGTAGAAGATAATCTTAGTACAGTATTTTATAGTACACTACTAGACCCTACAACTTTTAATGGTACTGGCTCAGGTTCTATAACCTTATCAGACCAGATAGTAGGAATTAAAAGTTTCCGTAATGAACTTTTTATATTTTGTAGAAACAGCATATTCAAGCTACAAGATATAAACGGTACAGCAGTAGTAATTCCAGTGGCAAAGAACATTGGGTGTCTATCAGGCTACAGTATTCAAGAGATAGGTGGTGACCTTATATTCTTAGCACCCGATGGACTAAGAACGGTTGCTGGTACTGCAAGAATTGGAGACGTTGAGTTAGGTACAGTTAGTAAAGCTATACAACCTATTATTACAACACTAGCAGAAAACATAGATAAGTTTGTAATATCAAGTGTAGTACTTAGAGAAAAGTCTCAGTATAGATTATTTTATACAGACGTAGGTGTTGTCAATGCACAACAAAAAGGAATTATAGGAACACTTAGACCAAACGGGTTTGAGTGGTCAGAAACAAAAGGAATAGAAGTAACTAGTATAGGAGCTGGTTTTAATCAGAATAGTGTTGAGAAATATTTTCATGGTGATACTGACGGCTTTGTGCTTGTGCACGATTCAGGCAATGACTTTAATGGGTCTAATATACTTGCTAGATATTCCACTCCAGACTATGATTACGGAGACTTAGGAACTTTAAAAACTTTACATTATGTTAGAGTTTCTGTTTCAGCCGAAGGAGTTGTAACTCCAGCACTACAAATTAAATATGACTTTAACAGTCAAGATATTCCACAGCCAACAGGAGACTTTTCTTTTGGCACAGTTAATCCACCTGCAATCTTTGGAGATGCAGTTTTTAATGCAACGGTGTTTGGAGGTACTTCAGCACCAATGATAAGAATACCAGTACAAGGTAGTGGAACAAGTAATAACTTTACAGTTGTTACAGAGGATACAAAAGCACCATACAAAATAAATGGTTTATATATAGATTTTATACCTTCAGGTAGGAGATAAACAAATGGCAGGATACATAAGACAAAGTTCGTTTTCAGATGGAGACACAATAACTGCTGCATTATTTAATAACGAGTTTAACCAAACACTTAATGCATTTAGTAATACAGGCGGACACAAACATGATGGCACAGCAGCCGAAGGTCCTGTTATAGGATTAATTGGAGACGCAGGAGAAACTTCTCCCAATAACAAAGTATTAATAGATACAACCAATAACTTTATTGAGTTTTATGTACAAGTATCAAGCAACCCTGTACAGCAGTTATACATAGCCGATGGTGCTATTATACCTGTTACAGACAGTGATGTTGACTTAGGTACAAGTTCTTTATATTTTAAAAATGCGTACATTGATTCTGTTACCACAACCGGAAACGTAAGTGTTGGTGGTAATCTTACAGTTACAGGTACAACTACTTTTAACGGTGGTACAATCACTATGGGTGATGCAGCTACTGATAACGTAGTCTTTGGTGCTGATGTAGATTCTAACATTATACCAGATGATGATAATACATACGACTTAGGAAGCTCTTCACAAGAATGGAGAAACTTATTTATTGATGGTACTGCAAACATTGACAGCCTTGTAGCTGATACTGCAGACATTAATGCTGGTACAATAGATGGTACAGTAATCGGTGGGTCTAGTGCTGCTGCAATTACAGGTACAGCTATTACTGCTACAAGCTTTGTTATTGGTTCAGCCGATATATCTGAAGCAGAACTAGAAACAATTGACGGAGTAACTGCAGGAACTGTAGCAGCTTCTAAAGCAGTTGTTGTAGATGCTAACAAAGACATTGGAAGCTTTAGAAACATTACACTTACAGGTGAACTTGATGCAGGTTCGTTAGACGTAAGTGGTAACGTAGACGTTGATGGTACACTTGAAACAGATGCACTATCTATTAACGGTACAACAGTTACATCAACTGCAGCAGAACTAAACATCCTTGATGGTGTTACAGCTAGTGCAGCAGACATAAATCTTATAGACGGTATTACAAACGGTACAGTTATTGCAAGTAAAGCAATTATTACAGATGCTAACAAAGATATTACTGGTGGTAGAAACATAACCATTAGTGGTGAGTTAGATGCAGGGTCACTTGACGTATCAGGTGATGCAGACATTGATGGAACTTTAGAAGCCGATGCAATAACTATTGCAGGTGTAACACTAGCTGAAACAATTAGCGATACTGTCGGAGCTATGGTTAGCTCTAATACAGAGACTAACATAGCAGTTACGTATGACGATTCAGACAACACTTTAGACTTTGTAATTGGCACACTTAATCAAGACACAACAGGTACAGCAGCAACAGTTACTACAGCAGCACAACCAAATATTACAAGTCTTGGAACTTTAACTACTCTTACAGTTGATAATATCACAATAAATGGTAATGATATATCTACAAGTAGTGGAAATCTGACACTTGATAGTGCAGGTGCAATAAATATTGATGCTGGTGATGGAGAAAATATATTTAAAGCAGCAGGAACAACCTTTGCAAAAATTCTAAATAATTCAGGTGAGGTTAAGTTTCAAACTGCTACACAAGATAAAGATATTTTATTTCAAGGAATGGACGGAAACACAACTTTATTTACAGCTCTTAGCCTTGATATGTCTAATGGTGGACAAGCTATCTTTAACAAAGGCATAACTGTTAATGACCATGTTTATTTTGGTGATGATGATAAAGCAGTTTTTGGTGGTTCTAATGATTTAGAAATTTACCATGATGGTTCACATAGTTATGTGCAAGATAAAGGAACAGGTCATTTAAGACTTTCAGGAAACAACCTTCAATTAGTTAATACAGCAGTTGATGCCAACTATATTATTTGTGCTAATGGTGGAGCAGTAGACCTTTATTATGGTGGTTCTAAAAAGTTTGAAACAGCAAGTGGTGGTGTAACTGTAACAGGAGCAGTAACAGCAACTAGCCTAGACATTTCAGGCGATATAGACGTAGACGGAACAGCTAACCTAGATGTAGTAGACGTAGACGGAGCAGCAAACTTTGCAGCAATCGTAACTATTGCAACTGGTGCTGACCTTCTTACTGCTTCAGCAGGAGACGACAATGTTCGTATAGGTTTAGACGCAGGTGACTCAATAGCATCAGGTGGAAATCGCAATATTGTAATCGGAAGAAATGCAGGTACAGCCATTACCACTGCTGATTCTAATGTTGCTATAGGTTGGGAAGCTCTTAAAACTGAAGATGCACATGGAAATAATACAGCCATTGGAGCATCTGCTTTAGCTACTCAAAACGCAGGAGCAGATGGCTACAATGTTGCTGTTGGTTATAACGCAGGTTCAGCAGTAACCACAGGAATTAAAAATGCCATAGTCGGTGGTCTTGCAGGTGTTAATTTTACAGATGCTCATAAAAACGCAGTATTAGGTTATCAAGCTCTTACAACTGATACAAAAGGCAATAGAAGTGTTGCTATTGGTTTTGAAGCTTTAAAAACTCAAAATTTTACAAGTAACACAGATAGTCATAACACTGCTGTAGGAAACAGAACAGGTGCTTTACTTACCACAGGTATTCAAAACACCCTTATCGGTAGTCAAGCAGGTGATGCGATTACAACAGGCGTAAGAAATACTGCTGTAGGTTATAACGCAGGAGGTGCTATCACCACAGGTGATTTCAATACTGCGATAGGAAGAACTGCATTAGAAAATCTTACAACAGCAGATGGCAATACTGCGGTAGGTGTTGCGGCAGGGTCGCAAATTACAACAGGTGCAAATAACACCTCAATGGGTTACCTAGCTTTAAATCTAAACACCACAGGTGCTAATAATGTAGCTATGGGTAAAGATGCTTTAGCAGCAAACACTACAGCTTCAAACAATACAGCTATTGGATTAGATGCAATGACATCAAATACCACTGGTACAGGTAATGTAGCGATGGGGCAAAATGCTTTAGCAACAAACACAACAGGTGGAACTAATGTTGCTATAGGTCAAGGTGCATTAGATGCTAATACTACTGCTTCTAACAATACAGCAGTAGGAACTGATGCTTTAGGAGCAAACACCACAGGTGCACAAAACAATGCTTTTGGTAAAAACTCCATGAGAGACAATACAACAGGTTCAGATAATGTCGCTATGGGTGAAAATTCGTTATTAGTTAATACGACAGCATCTAACAACACTGCAATCGGTTCAAATTCTTTACAACAAAACACCACAGGTACAGAAAATACGGCAGTTGGTAGAAGTGCTTTACAGTCAAATACTACAGGTGATGAGAACAATGCTGTTGGTAGGGGTGCTTTAAGTTCGAATACTACAGCAGATGGTAACAACGCTTTTGGAGATGATGCATTATCTTTAAATGTAACAGGAACAGGTCTTTCAGCTTTTGGTCACAGAGCATTACAATACTCCACAGTTTCTAACAACACAGCTGTTGGTGCTTTAGCAGGTAGTGCCACGACAACAGGTGCAGAAAATACTTTTATTGGTGCAAATGCAGGTGCAGCAAATACATCAGGTAGATTTAATACTTTTGTAGGTGAAATTACAGGTGATGCTAATACGACAGGAGCAAGAAATGCAGCTTTTGGGCAACAAGCATTTTCAGCTAACACAACAGGTGATTTTAATACAGCAGTTGGTAGAGGTTCTTTGTACAATAACACCACAGCAGATAGTAATACAGCAGTTGGTTATGAATCTTTGTACAATAACACCACAGGTACTAGTAACACCGCAGTTGGTCACAATTCTTTAGACAGTGCTACCACAGCAGATAACAACACCGCAGTTGGTAAAGATGCTTTGGAAGATAACTCTACAGGTTCAGCCAACACAGCAGTTGGTAAAGGTGCTGCAGATAATGTTACTACAGGAAATGACAACACAGCAATCGGCTATTTAGCTTTAGGTGCAGTTACAACAGGTTCTCAAAATACGACAATTGGAGATGAAGCAGGAAGTAATCTAGCATCGGGTGCATCAAACAATACTTGTCTCGGTTTTCAAGCAAGAACAGGAGCTACTAACAGCAGTCACGCTATCGTAATTGGGTCTAATATAACAGCAGCATCATCAAACAACCGATTTAGTTTTGGTACAGCAAGTAATATTGTTCATAATAATTTTGATAGTAATGCTTCTTGGACAAGAACTTCTGACGAAAGAAAGAAAAAGAACATTAAAGATGATGTTCTTGGACTAGACTTTATCAATGATTTAAAAACAGTAACTTTTGAATGGAAACCTAATAACGAGTTTCCTGAACATTTTAAAGATTACAAACAAAACAATGAAATGACTACAGGCGTAACCCTGCATGGAATGATTGCTCAAGATGTTAAATCAGCTTTAGATAAAGCAGGTGTAGATACTTTTGGTGGTTGGGAAGAGGACTCTGAAGATGGGTCACAAGCTATATCACAAGAAATGTTTGTACATCCTTTAATTAAAGCAGTACAAGAACTGTCTACGCAAGTAGATGAATTAAAATCAGAGCTATTGGCTCTAAAAGGAGAATAGAAAATGGCTCAAACAGTAGAAAAAGTATTAACCACAGCAACCGATAGCGTAACGCTTATCAACGCTGTCAATGGTGACTCACATGATGTGACAGGTATGACCCAAGCAGAAATTAACGAGATGGTACAACGTAACGTAGACCACTTAGAAATTATTTTAGCTTACGCACCTGTAGACTCAGATGATGAAACACCAGACGTAGCAGGAGACTCATCAGATAAGTCTAGCTATACAGGTGCAGTTACAACTGGCAAAGCATATATTGCAGCAAACTAAAAAGTGGAAGTCTCCGCATACGTTATTTGGAACGTCTTAATAACTCTTATCATTGCTCCTGTCTTTTACTCTATTAGACAAAACTCTTCAGAACTAAGAAGACAAGATATCTTGTTGAATAAAACACGTGAAGAGATTGCAAAAGATTACGTAACAAAAACAGAACTTAGAGACGACATGGGATTACTCATGGACAGAATAGATAAAATCGGTGAAAAGCTTGACAAACTCTTTGAAGTTAAGTAAAATAGGTATATAGGATTTAATAATGGCTAATAAAAGAAAAGATAGAAAAAGATACAGTAAAGGTTCTAGAGAAGACTATACTAATGGTGGTAGAGTTGGATATCAACGTGGTAGAGTTGTAATAGATAAAGAAACTGGTGAGGTTATAGAAGAATTTTTACCACCATCAGGACAATCAGAAAAAGAATTTATAGATAGGACACCAACTAAAGGACCAACAGCTCCACCTGCACCAACACCGGGACCAGCACCTAGACCAACACCTGCACCTACCCCAGCACCGACACCTTCATCCGTTGCAAGTACAGCTCCAGTTTTACCTACAGTAAAAAGTATAAATATTCCTACTGCATCAGACTTAGATAGAGGTGGTTATAATGGACCTCAAGGTCGTATACCAACACCAGCTCCAACACCTGCACCTACACCGGCACCGACTCCAGCCCCAACCCCAGCTCCAACATCAGCACCTGAAACACCTGAAACTGTTGAAGAAAGAAATGCAAGATTAGCTAATGAAGCTGCTTTAGAAGCTGATCGGATTAGAAAATTAGAAAAAGAAAAACAAGAAGCTGAGTTTAATCAAGAACGTAGAGCTAGACAAATAGAAATTGGTAAAGAAGCTCAAGCTATTGCTCGTGGTGAAACACCTAGTAATATTCCAAAAGTACCTACACCAGAACCTATTAGTCAAAAAGGTACAGAAATAACTCCTGAACAAGCTGCTGCTTTTCAAATAAAAGATATTAAAGATGCAGAAGTTGCTAAAGTAGTTGCAACTTCACCCGAACAAGTATCTACTATTGAAGATGTTTCAACAGCAGCTCAACCGGAATCATTTGGAGCAGCTAATATAGCTGCAGAAGATGTAGCAAAAGTTTCTGAAACTGCTGTAGTTAATGCTGCTAGTGGTACTGTTTCACCTGAAATAGATGCAACTTTAGCTCAAGCTGCTGGTGTAGATATAACTGCTCCTATTGAAGGAGTTGATGTTCAAGTTGTAGAAGGTGCATTACAAGAAAGAGTTGTTGGAACTATTAGTCCTGAAGCAAAAGCTCAAGCTGCTAAAGTAGCCGGTACAACTCTTGCTAAAGTTACACGAGCTAAAAAACAATTACGTAATGCTGGATTAAGTGAAGAAGATATTGCTGAATTAGGAAGCGATCCCGAATCTCTTGAAGTTAGATTAACAGATTTTACTGAAGAAGAAAGAGGGATAGTCGAAGGATTACCTGAAGAAGCTTTAGTATCTAATCAAATTGATAGTTTACTATCTGGTATTGAAGAAGGTAATATACCTACATGGGCTGCTCCTGCTGTTGCATCTGTCGAACAGATGTTAGCTAAAAGAGGTATGTCAGTATCTACTGTAGGTAGAGATGCTTTGCTCAATACTATTATAACATCAGCTTTACCTATAGCTCAAGCAAATGCTCAAGCTATACAAACTAGTGTATCACAACAAAAATCTATAGAAGCTACTGCTGCATTAAAAGATGCAGAGCTAGGTCAACAAACAGCTTTGTTTAATGCTCAAAATGTTTTTAGCATGGACATGGCTCAGTTTAGTGCTGATCAACAAATGGCTGTTAATAACAGTAAATTTTTACAAACAGTTAGTTTAACTAATGCTAGTAATGATCAACAAGCTTCTGTTCAAAATGCTGTATTAATGTCTCAAAGAAACTTAGCAGAAGCTGATCAAAATACAAAGTTTGCTATACAAAATGCTCAAGCTTTTTTGTCTATGGATATGGCTAATTTAAGTAATGATCAACAAGCTAGTATGATAAAAGCACAGAATGAACAACAAAGAATGTTAAGTAATCAAGCTGCTGATAATGCTGCACAACAATTTAATGCTACAAGTCAAAATCAAACTAATCAGTTTATGTCAAGTTTAAATGCATCAGTTGAACAATTTAATTCTCAACAAAATAATGCAATGGCTCAGTTTAATAGCAGTCAATTAAATGCTGCAGAAGCACGTAGAGTTGCTAATGAGTTTGAAGCTAATAAATTAGATGCTCAATTAGCTACTCAAGTTGAACAGTTTAATTCTCAGTTAGAATATAACAGAGAACAATTTAATGTTCAAAATGCTACAGCTATAGCACAATCAAATGTTCAATGGAGAAGACAAGCCAACACAGCAGAGACTGCAGCAATTAATGCAGTTAATCAACAGAATGCTCAGAATGCATATGGTCTTACAGTAGCAGCACAAAATTTTTTATGGCAAGAACTTAGAGACGAAGCAGACTTTGCATTTAAAAGATGGGACAACGATGAGCAAAGAAAAACATCTTTACTTGTAGCTGCTTTAGGTAATGAACAAGGTGTTAATAAAAAAGATAGTTGGACCAATAATCTACAAGGTATTACAAACTTAGTAGACGGTTGGTTAGATCAAGATTAAGAGGAAAATATGGGATTATTTAAAAGTATAAAGAAACGTTTTAAAAAACTTGGAAGCTCTATAGCTAAACGTATGCGTAAAATAGGTAGAGGAGTAAAAAAAGGTTTTTCAAAAATTACAAAAGCTTTTGGTAAGTTAGGACCCCTAGGTCAACTAGCTTTGTTTTTTATATTACCCGGTATGGGTAGTGTACTTGGGTCTTGGATGGGACAGTTTGGTTCTAAGGTAATGAATATGTTGCCTTCAAACTTTGCTGCTACTTTAACAAAGATTGGAACTAAAATAAAAGCTGGTGCATCTTTTGCATACGAAAATACAATTGGTCGTGTTTACAATACAGTAAGTAAAGCGTTGACTGGTGGTATTGATGCAGTTACTAAACCTTTTATGGGTCCGGGTTCTGAAGGATTAGCTACTTCATTTAAAAACTTTGTAAGTGATACAGCTAGTAAATTTAGTGCTACCCCTGATACTTTAACTGATACTGAAATAACTCAATTACGTAAAGACAGTGTTGCAGAAACATTTGAAAAAATTGATTCAGGTGCTAAATTACCTAAAGATTCAGCAATGGATGCTGCTAAAAAAGCTCAAGCTGCAGGTATGAAAGATACTGCTGAAGCTAAAGCACGTGCTAAAGCATTAGGTATTGATGTTCCAGAACCTAAAGCAATTAAAACTATAGATACTCCAGAAATTAAAGAAGATGGTATATTTAGAAAAGGAGTAGATAAACTTTCAGGATTAAAAACTAAAGTAGGAGATGCAAATGTTTTAGGTACTGGAGTACAAGTAAGAGAAGTTGCTTCAGTTGCAAAAGATGCAACAGGTGTTTTTTCAGCTTACAAATATTTTAATCCTGATAATGTAGAAGGTTCTTTTTATAATCCAAACATTGGAATGGCAAATCAATTAAATAAACCAAACGACCCTTATACTATGGGTGGTTCAGATGCTACATTTATACCTATGAATGCATCATCAAATATGAACAACTCAGCTAATGTTTACGCTGGAATATTTGGTAACCCCGGACCTGACCCAATCTCTACTGCAATAGGTGCACCGGGATATGGTTTAAGTTATGGTGACTATGCCACTGGAGGAACATATGGCTAATGCAAATATAATACCCGAAACAACACCTTACGTGTTTGAAGCTCCTGTACCGGGGCAGTCTTTAACAAACTCTCCTGATGCTCCGTATGCTTGGGAACAACCACCTGAAATTTCAACTCAACGAGAAGCAATTGATAGAATGTTTTTAGAGATTATTAAACCTGATAACATGGAAACCCTTGCAGGTATGATGTCTGATGAAGTTCCAATAGCAAACATTGCAGAGTTATTAATTAAAACATCTTTTCAAAAAGGTAAAATTAATCCTGACTTAGCTATTACACTTATGGAGCCTACTATGTATATGCTCTTATCAGTTGCAGAAAAAGTAGGTATTGACCCAATTCTTTCAGAAGATGAAGACCTTGATGAGTCATTAGATGATGATGAGGAAGATCAAGCAATTGTAAAAAATAATGTACGGGTTGCAAGAAACTTACAAACAGGTGATGAAGTAACACCTAATCCTCAAAAACTTCGAGAGCTACCTGCTAAACCTAGGAACATACCTATGTCTAGTCCAGACTTAAAAGCTCAATTAGATAATTTAGATACAAGTAAAGTTAGAGAAAGTATTTTACAAAGAAAACAACCACAAGCTAACGAAAGTTTGTTAGGTAAAACAGGAGTTTAAAAGATGTCCGATTATAGTGATATTGTTAATAGTTATAAAGACATGTCAGTCTCTGAGCTTGGAGGTTCTTTGCTTCAGCGTAAAGGAGAAATTGCAGACAAGCAAAGAAAACGTGATAAGAAAGACATGCGTATTCAACAAGCTTTGGGTGTTCTCTTAGCTGGTCAAGGTTTAATGAAGAATGCTTTTAAACGTAGACAAAAAGAATTAGCTAATCAACAAACATTAGATTTACTTACTGCTGACAGTGATGCTAAACAAATACAAAACTTATCTACAATTTATAATTACAAACCTGTAGGTTACAATTCTTTAGAACAATTTACTAAAGAAATTAATCCTGAAACTAATAAAGTTTACACAGTTCAAGAAAACGTTGATAGATTTTTTAAAAACCAAGATAACAATCAAGGTTTTAAGGGTAAGATAAGCCCTTTGATCGATCAACAATTACAGTTTTCAGATCAAAAAACTATGGAAACAGACAATCCTAGAGCATATGGTATTGTTAGAGAAGTAGCAGCCAAATCTTTATTTGAACAAATGATTACAGGCGATAACCATATTAAATACTTAAATGGATTAGAAAAATTTTTTAATGATGATGGTTTAACAAGAGACGATATTTTAAAAGAATCTCTTAAACTTGATAAAGGAAGATACAGTCAATATCAAAGACAAAAATATGCTAGAAAAGAAGCAGAACTTTCAAACCAAGGTATGTTAGGTGCATTTGGTGGGTTTATTAAAAGCCTAGGTGATGATCAAGAAGCCAAAGGAAACTTAAATCTTTTTAAAAAATTAAAACCTGAAGATTTACAAACTCCTGAACTTAGAGAAGTTTTAGATAGTTTAAATGTTAGAGGTATAGTGCTAGAAGCTGTTGATAAAGGGTTACAAGCTTCAAGACAATCTCCACAAAGATACTTAAACATGGTTAATAATAAAAAATATGAAGGTTTAAGAACAAACATGACTGACGTTGTTTTATTAGATTTAGCTAGAGACGTAGACGATGATCTTGTGTTTGAAAGATATGGTCTTCAATCTTATATAGATGATGGTGTGTTTGAAGATTTACAAAAAGATATGCAAAATCCTTCGGTTAGAGTAAACTTTGAAAAACGAGCTGCTGCTTTATCCTTACGTTTACTAGAAGATAAACAGTTTGCTTTACAACTAATAAAAAATGCAGGTGCTGAAGCTGGATTTACAGCAAGTAATGAATCAGCTAACTTTATAAAACAATTAGAAAACGATGAGTTTAGAAATAAATTTGCAGTGTTAGCTGTACTACAAGCTGGAAAATATGATCCGGGATTTTTTAATGATTATAAATTTAAAGGAGCTATAGACCCATTATCTGGTTTAGGAATGGAAAGACCTGATCCACAAAAAATTAAAACTAATATGGGTTTTAGTGATAAACAATCTGGTGATAAACTTGATCCAGTTTTAAATCCTATGTTTAATTTAAAAACTGGAGAAGCTACTAAAGACTATGTTAAATTAAGTCCAAGAGGAAAAGATAATGCTTACTACTCTATGGCACTACAAATATTAAATTCTAAAAATGGTACAGAAGCTGATAAACTACAAGCTTTAGAAGACTTTAATAATACAACACCTAATCCTCGTAACCTACCAATTATGGAGTACTTACAAGTTAAAGAACAAGAAAAAGAACAAGAAAAAACAAGTACTATAATGAGAGATGAAGATGGTCTAGTAAGTTTACCTGATCAATCAATAAGAAAAGGTGCGTTAGGTACATTACAATCTTTACCTAAATTTGAACTTGAGTCAAGTATTAAAAGTTTAAATAAATCTTTAGAACAATTAAATAATAAAGAAGGTAGATATAAAAATATGTCTGTGAATCAAATAACTAGACAAAAAAATAATATCGAAGCAAAATTAAAAAATTATGAACAAGCTTTAGCTTATAAACAACCTGAAGAAATAAGTCGTAGAGAACAAACACGTCTTTCAAAAGTTTATCAAAACAAAATAATTGAATTAGAAAAAGAATTAGATAATTCAGATGATCTTAAACCTAGTCAAATTACTAAAAAACAAAAAGAACTTGAAGATTTAGAAATACAATTAGATTTAGTTAATAATCCTAATCAACCTTCTGAGCCAGAAGAAGAAAATACTATTGAGTTAGATATTAAAAAACCTAGGGCTGTTGGTAAAGATGTTACTTTTAAAGCTATTGATACAGTAGTTAATGTTCAAGGTGTCAGCGATAGTTATAAAGATACAAGTAAAACTTTTTTACAATATTTAGCTAGGGCTGAATCAGATTATGGAGAAAATGCAAATACTTTTAATAATCCACAATCTAATGCTACAGGAATTTTTCAAATAATTCCGTCTAAAGCTTTCTTTGAAGTTCAACGAGTTATTAATAAAACTAATTTTGAACCGAACGAAGAAACAGGGGCTGATGTTAGAGCATATAACGAGCTATTAAAAGATCAATTAGGTATTGATTTAGCAACTGCTACTGAAGCTGACTTAGAAACACCATTGTATTCTGCAGCTTTTGCTCGTGCATACTTAATGAGATATAAACCAACTATACCTACAGACCCATTAAAAATGGCTGAGTATTATGCTGATGCATATGTTAAAGACCCTGATACAACACAAAGAGATAAATACATTAGAAGATTTTTATTATCTAATGGCTTTATAATGGAAGGTGGTAAACAAACATTAAAAAGTCTTTTAGATTTTAATTAAAAATATGACAATTGATTTAACACGGTTTATAGATGAGCCTGAAGAATCTACAAATGACAACCCGTTGTTTGCTGATCTTGTGTCTGAACCTTATGGATTAACTCCTGAAGAAACATATACTATAGCTCCTGAACCTAACTTAGCTCCTGTAGCAGATACTTACACTCCTTCTAAACTAGGCTATAATTATAGTTTAACTGATTTAGAAAAAGACTCTGAGTTTGCTAAAAGAGCAGAAAGATTTTTACAAGGTGTTGGTAGGAATGAAAATATTTTTGAGTACTTACGTGATGAAAACTTTAGTTTAAGTGCTGCGTTTGTTAGGTCTACTGAAGTAGGTAATTGGACAGAAGAAGAAAAACAAGACTATATTTATTTACGTAATAAATTTAATAACGCTAACTTAAAAGGTTTTAAAGAACGATTTAATTTAGTTAAAGATATGTCTGTTGATATATTAGCAGACCCTTTAAATATTCTTGCAGGATTGTTTGCTATACCTACAGGTGGTGGAAGTTTAGCCACACGTGGAGCTTTACAAGGTGCTAGTCAAGCAGCGGTTAAAAAACTTACAGCTTCACAACTTTCAAAACGAGCAGCTTTAAAACAAGCTAAAGCTGTTAGAGCTGCTAAACAAACCGCACTTTATGGTGCTGCTGAAGGTATGGCTTGGGCTGGTCCACATGAATTTTTTTTACAAGACATTGATGTTGATCTTGGTATGCGAGATGAATATGATTTAAGTTCTGTTGCTGGTATGACAGTTGCTGGTGGTTTAGTTGGTGGTATAGCTGGTGGAGCTATTGGTGGTGGATTAGGTTTGTACGGTAATAGATATTTAACTAAAGAGTACAAACACACTAATGAAAACTTAATTGATAACGTAGCTTCATCACAAACTAGAAAAGAAGTTGTTGAAGATTCTAGGATTGATTCAGCTTTAGCTGGTAGTAGTGACACTTTAAATAAAGTTATTGCAAAAACTGTAGGTAAACCTACGACATGGTTTAATTCTTATGTTGAAAAATCTCCAACACTTAAAGAATTTTTAAAAAAATTAAGATACGACTACGATACAACTTTAACAAGTCAAGGTGAGAAAGGAGTTAAAGAAAAATCTTTTGGTTTATTTATGGGAGAAATGATAGGTAAATATCAATATGGTTTATCTAAAAGTTTAAATGTTTTATATCGTACAGGTTGGAGAGCTAGGTTAGATAAAAAACAAGAAACTTCTCTTTTAAAACTATTAAGAGATAACACATTAGATATAGATAATGTAGACAAATTAAAAGGACAAGTTGACCCAGCAGTTATACAAGCTTACAAAGGAGTCCGTGAAACTTTAGATACAGCTTTTAAAGATGCATCTGAAGTTGGTTTGTTTGGACCTTTTGTTAAATTTACTAAGGGTTATTTTCCAAGACTTTTTAAATATGAAGTTTTAGAAAAAAAACAAGATGCATTTAAAGAATTATTAATTAAATCAGGACATGCTGACCCACTTAATGATATACCAACTGTAAAATTTGTTGATGATTTAACAGATGAAGTTCGTAAAGGTGTATTAAGAGATGCTAAAGGTATTGATGATGATATTTTTGGTACAAACTTTTTAAAAGAAGCTGGAGTTAAAGGTACTAAAGTAGGTAAAACTAAACAAATAATTTATAGACTTGAAGATGCTACACCTGAACAACTAGTAAAAGCTAAAGAATTAAAAGCTGATATGATTGTTAAAGATATGTTAGAGTATAGGTGGACACCTTTTGAGTTACGTCAAAAAGGACAACGTGCTAATGCTACTGGTTTCTTACAAGAAAGAAGATTTAGAAATATCAAAGATGAAGATATGGCTGAGTTTTTAGAAGATGATCTTCAACAAACATTAGAAACTTATTTTACAAATACTGGTCAAGCAATTGCAAGAGCAAAATATTTTGGTAAAACTTTAAAAGAGTTTGAAGATAATACTATTAAACCTATGATAAAAGAATTACTAGCATCAGGAATGTCAAAATTAGATGCTGAAAAAATTGCTGAACGAGCAAGAGTTACGCAACGTAGGGTTACCGGTATTGAAACAGATGCTGGTTCTCCTTTAAAGAAAGAGGGTTGGGCTAGAAGTATGGCTGACTGGGGTAAACTATCTCAGCAAATGGCTCATTTACCTTTTGCTACACTATCAAGTGTAACAGAACCTTTATTACTTTTAAGTCGTGCAGGTTTAAAAGATTCACCAGCAGTTCTTAAAGATATAGCTGGATCAATTATTAAAGAAGGTAATAGTGTTATTGATAGAAGTATTAAAGGTATACAAAGAGGAGTCTTTGGTAAAAAAACAAAAGGCATTAAAGATATTGGTTTTCAAAAAGAAGGAGATTCTATTTTTAAAACTGTAGATGATGATGTTTGGGGAGAACTATACAAGACCGGACTAGCTTTAGAACAAGCAGTTCAAGAAAGAATTGAAGGTTTAGCTGGTGAAGGTGTGTATGGTAAGTGGGCTAAAAGAGGACAGGCTGCTTTTTTTAAAGTTAACTTATTAACTCAGTGGACAAAAGCTGTACAGTTAGCAGCCTTTACAACGGGTAAAAGACTTATTAAAACAAATGCTCAACGTTTATCTGAGGGTGGTTTAAGTAAAAGTAACAAACAATACTTAACTCAACAGCTTAATGATTTAGGAATTAAAGGAAATGAAGCTGTTGCGTGGTATCGAGGATCATTAAAAAATGGTCAGTTTGATGATGCATTAGCTAAGTCTCAAGATTTTTATGAAGGAGCTTACACATCAGGAGCTAATAGATTTACCAAAGAAATTATTTTAAACCCAAGCACTGCAGAAGCTAATAGACCTTTATGGTTTTCTACTCCTTCTGCACAATTATTGGTACAGTTTGCAGGATACCCAACAGTCTTTAACAATACAATCTTAAAAAGATTTTCAAATGAAGCTACAAATAGTCCAATGCAAACTATACCTAAAGTACTTCCTACAGTTTTACTTATGAGTGCTGTAGCACATATTGGTAATACAATTAGAAGTAACGGTGAAAATTTAACAGATTATGAAACAGGTTTAAAGAAAGATGATGGTAAACTGATATCTGAATCAATTAGAAGATGGGGTGGTTTTGGTCCATTTGATTACCAATCTAGATGGTCTAATGAATACGATAGAAATGTAGGAGCTTATACAGCAACACTAAAAGCTTTTGCTGGTCCTTTACCTCAAGATGCTATTGATGGTATTTTATATAGAAAAAACATACCTGAAATTTTAGTTACAAATGTTCCGGGATACTCAGCTTTAGATTTAGTATTAGGAGAAGGAACTAAAAAATCATTACGAAGTGCAGCTCGAGGTTCTTCACCAAAAGAAAAATCAACAGTAGGTCTGGGTAGTTACTCAAGAGGTGGTATAGTTTTAAACGTACCTAATGTTAAAGATGAACCAGATGAAATGATAAGCAGAGTTACTAAACAACCATTTAACGCTACATCAGAGTCTGTTCAAGATGTAGAAGATAGGGCATTAGAAGGTCAATTAAAAGGATTAGGATTAAAATGAACATAGACTTATGCAAAGCAGAAATTAAACGACACGAGGGCGAAGTCCTAGAAATCTATAACGACAGTTTAGGTTATAAGACTCTAGGAGTTGGTCATCTATGTCAGCCACAAGACCCTGAATACAACTGGGATATTGGTACACCCGTATCTCAAAAGATTGTAGACAGGTATTACATGATAGACTTTGATCGGCACTATGCTGAAGCAGTACATGTGTTTGGAAACAAAACAGATTTTAATAATCTTCCAGAAGATATCCAGCGTGTGTTAGTCAACATGTGTTTTAATCTAGGTGGTACAAGACTTTTAAAGTTTCGTAACATGCTACAGGCTTGTCGACAACATGATTGGCAAGAAATGGCTGCACAAATGCAAGATAGCAGGTGGTTTGGTCAAGTAGGCAGAAGAAGCTGGGAATTACAACAGCTAGTACTTAGTCAAAATAGTGGTATTTAAATGTTATTATACACAGAAAAACAATTAGATGTTGCATATCGTATAGACTGTAAAGCTCGTACGCTTTCTAATGAACCTTGGGTTCAACGTGAAGATTTTAGACCTTTGTATGAGGAGTTGCTTGAAGCTTATATGATAGCGTACAGTGAAGATGATATATTAGGAGCAGACATACCTGAGTATTTAATAAACTCAGTAAATGATTTGCTTGAATCAACCATAACTTTAGATACATAATGTTTCCATTTGAAATTATAACAATGCTTGGGTCTACTTTAATTAGTAGTTTATTAAGCCTATGGTCTCAAAGATTAAAAGCTAAACAAGACGAACAAAAAATGTTGATTACTCGTGGTGAGTTTCAACTCAAAGCTGTAGATGCTGCAAGAAACGTAGACAACGTAGGCTTTCAATGGACAAGACGTATCATTGCACTATCATCTATCTTTGCAATCGTTATACTACCTAAACTGGTAGCAGTATATTATCCTGATGTAGATGTAACCGTAGGGTATACATTGTTTCATCCGGGATTTCTGTTCTTTACAGACGGTAGAGAAGTATTTGAATGGGTAACTTTTCAAGGCTTGGTAATAACACAGCTAGATACCAATTTAGTTTCAGCTATTATTGGTATGTATTTCGGTGGCAGTTTAGTTAAAAAATAGGATAGGAAAATGAGTAATGGAGCATACCCACCCCACGGTGGTTTTAGTGGAGACATGGATAGAAACGAGGTCGAGATTGACCTACAAAAATTCATGGCTTTGCTTCAAGAAAAGTCCGAATTAAAAGAAAGGATACGAGAGTTAGAGGATATTAAAAACGATAACCCTTATCAAAAATTAATATTTATAGCACAGGCTATTGATAGTTGGAGAATTATACCTCGTGCCTTTTTAAGTGTGTATATGTATTTATTATACTATACTACATTTTGGTTCATGGATTTAGCAGACCCAACCATGCAACAGTCAGGGTTAATATCAGTAGTAGTAGGGGCAGGAGCAGCTTGGTTTGGTCTCTATACAAATTCATCTAAGTCTAAAGGAGACTTTTCAAAAGGAGGACAGTAATGTTTACAAGACGTAAGTTAAATCAAGATTTTTTCGGACCATTAATTATATTAAGTTTATTAACAATGTCGTTTGCTGCAAGTGCTGACCAAACAGGAAACTGTACTTCAGGTACACAGTATTGTGAAGACAACGGATTGACTACTATTAATACTACGGTGACTACTAATACTAACACCAATAATAATACTAATAACAATACCAACACAAACACTAATACAAATAGTAATACTAATAATAATACTAATGTAAATACAAATACCAATACCAATACATCAACTAACAATAATAACAATGTTAATACATCAACTAATACAAATAACAACGTTAATACTTCCACATCTACAAACAGTAATACCAATAATAATAACAACGTCAACACATCTACTTCGACATCTAATTCTACTGTAAACTCTACAGTAAATCAGAATGTAAACAACACAAGTAATTCTACTAGTAACAATACAAATACTAATAATAATACTAACGTTAATCAATCTACCTCAGACTCTAATGTGACTACGGACAACACGAATACTAATAACAACAATACTAAGTCCAATAACACTAACAGGAATATTAACGAGTCTAACTCTACACAAACAATCAATCAGAATGTACGTAGCAAAGCACCTCCTGCTTCTGCTATAGCTCCTAGTATTATGTCTTACTCTCAAGACCTCTGTACGGTAGGACGTTCTGGTGCCTTTCAAGGGCAAGTATTTGGGTTCTCTACAGGAGCTACTGTAACTGACGAGAACTGTGAACGCTTAAAACTTTCCAAGTATCTGTACGATACTGGTATGAAAGTTGCTTCAGTGTCTATACTTTGTCAAGACCCGAGAGTATTTAAAGCTATGGAAATGGCTGGTACTCCTTGCCCTTACCAAGGTAAAATTGGTAAAGAAGCATCAATGGCTTGGGCAGATAACGCTTCAAGAAGACCAGATGTAAAAGACCAAGAAAAACTTTTTATACAGCAATGTACACACGACAGAAATCCTAACAGGGACAAGATAAACAAAGATGTAGTAGGTGCCGTTAAAGTTTTATACACAACCAAAACAAAAACAAAGAGACAGTGTAAGAAAGAATTTTATAGAACTCAATAAGACTCATGGGTGAGTACTTTAAAGTTTTACTTGGGTTATCTTTATTAAGTTTGCTAGGTTTATCTAATTCTACATGTGCAGAATATATCTACGAAGGCAACCAGTCTTTAATAGACCTTACTAATCAATCAGGTACAACCAATCTAAACTCCGGAGACGACCAAGTATCTAATGCTTTTGGTCTAGGTTTTAATTTTGATTTTTATAATCAGACATTTAACTCTGCTAGAATGGCTACTAACGGCTGCCTTCACTTTAAAACTTCCGGTGCTTACTGTAGCGATTACACACCAGACCCTTTAGCTAATCAGTATACCTACACTATGCTACCTTTTTGGACTGACTTAATACGAGATAACAATTCCAAAATGTTAGCTAAAAGTTTTAGTGATAAGACAGTTTTTGGTTGGTATGATATGCGTGAGTACTACCGTAATTCTGATAACAGTTTTGAGGTTATACTATGGACTAACGACACCTTTGAATATAGATATGGTGCATTAGATATAATTAATCACGATGTTTTAATTGGTGAAGTAGGTAGTGGTAGCTCTGAAGTCTATCAATATTTATATCACGATGAATGTAACACAGGCTCTACTAACTCTAGTAGCTGTGTAAAAACTAATTGGAACGACACCTCATCTAATACTTTGTTAGAAAGTGGTGGTTCGTTATATGGTACAGGTAGTGGTAATAGTCTTGACTGTAGTAATCCTCTAAACAATTCAAATTGTTCAGGGTATGAAGCAGCTTATCAAACTCAACAGTGTGATATAGACCAGTTATATTCTGAGTCATGTCCTTACTATTGGGAAGCTTATGACGACCTTCAATGTAACCTAGACCCACAATACGGACCCTTCTGTCAAGGCTATAGACAACAAGATTCAGTGGCTTACTTTGAAGAAGAGATTGACTACGGTTACCAAGAAGAGTATGACATGTATGACACTTTTGAAGAGCCAGAAGTCTTTGAAGAGTATACCTTTGAACTTGAGTATGACTTTTTTGAAGAGCCTGAGTATGTATATGAAGAAGAGATAATCTTTGAACAGATGTTTTCTCGTGAAGAATACTACGAACCTTTTGAAATTATGCAAGACTTACCTATGCAAGAAGAAGAAATCTTTATGCCGATGGAAGAGTTATTGATTGATGAGTTCATCTTTCAAGAAACATTTCTTGTAGAAGACTATGCAGAACCAAACACGTTTATAGAATTAGAAACTATTGAAGAACTGGAGGAATGGTTTGAGGAAGAGACAAGGATGGAAGAAGAACTTGCGTATGCAGAGGAGCCGGAAGAAGAATTTATTGAAGAGGTCTTTGAAGAAGAAGCTGTAGAAGAAGTCTTTGAAGAGATAGCAGAGATGCGTGAGGAGATGGAAGAAGAACGTATAGCTGAAGTAGAAGAAGAAAGACAAGAAGAATTACAAGAAGAAGAACTTGTCGTATCAGTAGAGGGTAAGAGTTCAATAAGTAGAGAAATGGCACTGAACGTTATCTCCTCTACTCTAAACACAGCCCAAGCTAGTGTTAGTGGAACTACATCAGGTAATTCTGTACACGCCACAGGTGGCACGACAGGAGCTTCTAGCGTATCATCGTCTAGTTCTAGTGGTGGTATGAGTACAAGTAACTCACCTAGTATGTCAGCACAGTTTGCATCTTCTACTGCACAGAACAACCAAGTATTAGATATGAGTACAAGCTTTAGTGTTAGTAACTCTACAAGCTCTGTAAGCGTTGAAGCTGAGACAGTTGAAACAACGAGTGTCGTAGTCAGTGTAACGCCTACTCAAACTTTACAAAGTCAAATAGATGTGTCAGTCTCAACAGATGCATCAACTACAGAGACAGAACAAACTGTAGCCAACGTTATTGCACAGAACTTACAAGCAGCTCAAGATGATGTGGAAGCTAAACAAGAAGAGACAGGAGAGTACGGGTCAGAAAATACTATCATAGCTTACATGGGGTTTGTTCCTAACTTTAATAATTATAGATTAGTTACAATGCCAGATCAAGAAACATGGTATGAACCTAAAGATATTTATGCCAACAATATGTTGTCAGATAACATCGAAGGCTTTTATCAAATGGCAGGAGAGAGTTTAAACACCCTGATTGAAATGAGATCATTACAACCACCATTATAATATGAAAATACCACAACAGCCAAGCTTGTTATTAAATAAACCAAGAGATGCATCACCCGAAGAAGCTTTACACTGGCAAGAAACTGACTTAAACTGGTGGGCAGATAGACAATTAAAGATTGTAGCTATCATGTCAGGTGTGCAGGTAGGTGTGTTTCTTTTTATGATTCTATCTTTTTACACAATATCATTAGGATTAGATGGCGTACTCAAGTAAAGTTGTAGATAGATTTGAAGGGGTATTAAAAAACCCTGAGAAATATTCAGTAGGTAGATTTGATCCAAAGGATTTAGATGTGGGTACTGGAATGGTAGGTGCACCGGCTTGTGGTGATGTAATGAAGCTGCAAATTAAATGTACCCTACAAGGCAATCAACATATCATTAGTGATGTCAAGTTTAAAACATATGGATGTGGGTCAGCAATAGCATCCAGCACTATGTTTGTTGATATGCTAAAAGGAAAGACTATAGAAGAAGCTTGTCAGATAAAAGATAAAGACATAGCCGAAGCATTAGAGTTACCACCTATCAAGTTACATTGTAGTGTGTTAGCAGAGGACAGTATAAAACAAGCCATCAAGGATTGGCAACAAAAACAAAACGGAGAATATTATGGATTGGTTACAAAATAGAACAACACAGTTTATTGCGTTAGCAGGTATCATTGGTACACTGGCTGGGTTTGGTTACACTGGGGCAACCTATGTAAATAGGATTGAGAACTTAGAAACTAAAGCTAGACAAGCTAAAGAAACTGAGCAAGGAGTAGATGAGGTTATCAATAGAATTGAAGCGTTAGAAACATCAGTAGAATATATTAATAAAACTATTGATGAAACTATCTTACTTAAAATAAATAACCTCGAGTCTATCAGGTCTGATATGTCAGGTATGAAAGCTGATATAGAAAGCGTTAAGACTGATATAAAAATATTTAAAGAAGAAAATAATAATCCTTTAGCCGGTTAATCTTTTAATACTCTAGCGTTAAGATGAGCTTCAAGTTCGTTGTGAATCTTATCTAACTTAGCTGTAGTCTCACGCATTATAGTAGCTAGAGTACTATACTCTTCTGTTGTAAAAAACTTTTTAAGTTCTTTTATATCTGTGCTGGTTCTTTCGGTAACAAGCTTACCTGTCAAATCAAAAAACAAACTGTAACCTATAAGCTTTGCTTCGGTGCGTTTAGTTCTCATCACCCACCTTTGCAAATGTAATTTTATCTTGTCTACCACGTAGTCCTGCTTTCATGTAAGAGGTTGCACGACCTTCAAAGAAGTTCTGATGTTCAACACCCATGACTTCATCTAACCACCCTAGAGGATTCTCTCGTTGGTCGTAGTTAGTTTTTAATCCAAGCTGTAGTAATCTTCTATCAGCAATGTATCTGTTGTAAGCATACATATCTTTTTTAGTAAGTCCTTCAAGGTCTCCCATGTCAAACACTAGGTCTAAGAACTTGTCCTCAAGGTCTACCATCTGTCTACATATCTCGTAGATTTCTGCCTTAAAATCATCTGTCCATATATCTAAGTTCTCTTGGATAAATTCTCTAAACAATTTAGTCATAGCTTCAACGTGCATTGACTCATCACGGATAGAGTAAGTAACAATCTGTCCCATACCTTTCATACGTCCGAATCGTGGGAAGTTTAACAAGATTGCAAAGCTGCTAAAGAGTTGTAGTCCTTCTGTAAAGGCTGAGTAGACTGCTAAAGTTTTTGCAATGCTCTGTCTATCAGACTTAGTTGTCTTGATGTTGTGTACATACTCATGCTTGTTAGACATCTCTTCATACTCTGCAAAGGCTTTGTACTCTATCTCCGGCATACCTACTGTATCTAATAGTAGACTGTAAGCATGTTGATGAATTGATTCCATGTTTGCAAAAG